CGCTTCAAATTGAACCGTGTCTGAACCGGCTTGAACCAAGTTGAACCAAGGTGAACTAGAATTGAACCAAACTTTTTCTAGTTGACTAGTTGACTCACTTGTAGGGTCGTGCTACAATGGCTTTGCCACGAAAGAAATCGACACGAAAGGGGCACACGATGGCAAACGCAATGACGGTTACTAGCAAGGTCGATGGCGCTAACGTCACTATCAAGAACGGGGCGTTGCAGAAAGAGACACAGCGCATTATTGAAGCGCTCAACGACGCAAAGAACAGTCTCTACATCGTCGCTTTCACCCTCAACAAGATTAACACGGGCAAGCTCTATGAAGCTGACGGGTTCGCCGACATTTACGATTACGGCAACACCGTGTTTGGCTACAAGCGCGCCATGGTCAACAATATGATTCGCGTTGGTGCCAACTATCTTACCAGCGACGGGCACGGGGTTAAGTCTCTTATGGCGCACAGCGATACCGATTACAGCGTTTCGCAGATGCAAGAGCTTCTTACCATCCCCGTTGACGATGCCAAACATCTTGACGCTGAAGGCAAGATTAACCCCGACATGACCACCAAAGAGATTCGCGACGTTGTGAGCGCGTACCGTGCCGAGAGCAAGACGGCTAAGAGAGCCCGCGTTAATATCGTCACTGAAAAGCAGATTGAGAGCGCTTACAACCGTGCTAGCGCAGCCCTTGACACTATCGGGCGAGGGCTTGCAACAGACGATGATAATAGCGCCGCGATTCTCACACAGATTCGCACCGACCTTGTAGAGCTTTGCGACGCTGCAACGGCGGCTATCAAGTCTATAAAGAGTGACAAGCCCGTTGCCAAGAAGCGCCGCACTAAGAAGCCCGCTACAAAGTAGTAACCGGCACGCTGCGCTATCGGCGTCATACGGGCACCCCCTAAGTACCAGACACAAATAGAAAGGGTTTATCATGGGGTTCGCAAGCAAGTACAACAAGACGCGCAAGTTCGACATTGACACCAACGGTTTTGAGTTCGCAGCGCCCGCCGACCTCTTCAACCAGAACGGCAAGGATTACACTTACCCAATCCGCGCCATGTTCATCAACACCAAGGGCAAGTACAACGATAACCCCGTAGTTGCTACCGATTCGTTCTTTGTCGATTTCCCCGCGCACATGTGTGAGACGTGCCGTGAGATTCTTAACGATGATGAAGCTGTCGCGGCTATCAACGCGGGCAAGGTTGGCTTCAAGCTCTACACCTACGTTCAAAAGAAGTATAACCGGCACTGCTACGGCGTTGAGTTCGTGGACATTGCCTAGCACTCAACAAATCTAATCGGGTGGGGCGTGTCGCTTGCCGGTAGCGGCACGCCCCATGTTGTAAGGGGGTTCATATGCCGGTATCAGTTGTTGTAAAGCTCAACAAGCCAAGGCGCGGCACGTTCAAACCCAACTACGGGGCTATGCGCGAGATTGAAAAGGCTGTTGAGAGCTCACCCCAATTGCGCAAAGAGATTGCGCGAACGTTCCAAGTTGCTAACCGCCGTATGCAGAATATCGAGAACGCGGGCTTGATTTCGCCCGCCGTCGTTGCGGCGAACAAGGGCGATATTAACCGCTTCACCAAGTTCAGCATGAAAGGTTCATGGGAATCGCTCAAAGAAGAGTACGCCCGCGCCCTCACGTTCCTTTCAGACGAAACGAGCACGGCAAGCGGCGCCCGCCAATACAAGAAGGCGTTGCAGGGCATGTTGAACCTGAACAACGAACCCGAATTGTTCGAGCAGGTCTATAGCAACATGGCTAACAACATCAACAGCATTGTTGCCAACGAACAAGCCAACTTCACCTATCAAAGCATCATGGACGTTATCAAGAACGAGACGCAAAACGCGGCAAGTTCGATTGAAAGCAGGGTGGCTGAATATGAGCGCGAAATTCAAAACAACATTCGCAAGAGTGCTGAATCTTTCTTCGAGAATTTGGCAGAGGGTAAAGTTCTCATGTAAGCATCTTGCAAACGGGGGTGCGAATATGTTTCAGATGCACGAAACCCCTATTTCACAAGATGAAATGATAGGGTACATGCACCCTCAATTCTTGGGGCGCAAAACTAAGTTCGCCAACGTGCCTTGCGCTTTCGACATTGAAACAACGTCGTTCTATGAGGGCGACGAAAAGCGGGCAACAATGTACGTGTGGCAGTTCGGCTATAACGGTTGGGTCACGATGGGGCGCACATGGGGCGAGTTCACCCGCTTCATGCGCCGTGTGTCTAGTCAACTAGAGTTGAACGACGAACGCCGCCTTATCGTGTACGTTCACAATCTAGGGTTCGAGTTCCAATTTCTGCGCAAGCGTTTCCGTTGGTCAAAGGTGTTTTCTAACGACATGCGAACGCCGATTTACGCCACGTCAACGCTCGGTATTGAGTTCCGAGATTCGCTTATCCTTAGCGGCTACAGCCTTGCCAAGTTGGGGGACGAACTTACCAAGTACAAGGTTCGCAAGCTGGTAGGCGATTTGGACTACAGCAAGAAGCGCCATTGTGATACGCCGCTCACCAAAGAAGAGATTGGCTATTGCGTGAATGACGATTTGGTCGTGATGGCGTATATCCAAGAGCTGATAGAGCGCTACGGCAACATTGCTAACTTACCGCTGACTAAGACGGGGTTCGTTCGCAAGGCTGCAAAGGCTAAATGCTTGCGCATTGGTAGGCAACCCAACAAGAAGTACCGCCGTTTGATGGGTGAGCTTACATTGAACAGCCTTGAAGAGTTCGAGACGGTACACAGAGCCTTTCAAGGCGGCTTCACGCACGCCAACGCCGCGTACAGCGGGCAGATGCTCAAAGACGTTGCATCATTCGACTTCACTAGTTCTTACCCCGCCGTCATGCTTACCGAGACGTTCCCCATGAGCCGTGGCAAGCTGGTACACGTTGAGAATCAAGCGCAGTTTGAACGACTGATACGCGAATACTGTTGCATCTTTGACATTGAGATTTTCGGCTTGAAGCCCACGTTTCTTGCCGATTCGCCAATCAGTGCTAGCAAGTGCGCAGGGCTAGAGGGTGCGCAGATTAACAACGGGCGCGTGTTCAAGGCTGACCATCTCTATACCACGATAACCAACGTTGATTACCGTATCTATAAGCGGTTCTATTCTTGGGACTATATCAAGGTGAACAACGTGTGGGTGTACCGCAAAGAGTATTTGCCGAAAGAGCTTGTTAGCTTCATCATTGAGCTGTACCAGCAGAAAACAGAGCTAAAGGGCGTGGCGGGCAAAGAAGTTGAGTACATGCAAGCAAAAGCCATGATTAACAGCGTGTACGGTATGAGCGTCACAAACCCCATGAAAGACGATGTTACATACATTAACGATGAATGGGGCGTTGAGCAAGAGACGCGCGAGCAGTTGGAGCAGAAGCTAGCCAAGTACAACCATGACCCCAAGCGCTTCTTGTTCTACCCTTGGGGCGTGTTCGTCACGGCGTATGCCCGCTACAATCTGTTTACCGGCATCTATGAGTTTGGTACCGATTACGTCTACAGCGATACCGATTCTATCAAGTGCCTGAACAAAGAAGCCCATACGGACTACATCGCGCGCTACAACGAGCAGATTACGGCAAAGTGCCGCCGTATGTGCGAGCACTACGGATTGCCGCTCGATTCGCTATCCCCCAAGACAATCAAGGGTGTTAGCAAGCCTATCGGCGTTTGGGACTATGAGGGTACCTATAACATGTTCAAGACGCTTGGGGCTAAGCGGTACATGACCTATGCTAACGGTGAGCTTTCGTTGACGGTTGCGGGGCTGAACAAGAAAACAGCCGTGCCGTATCTGTTGGATACCTACGGCGATGTTGCCAACGTGTTCGCGCACTTCACCAACACGTTGCAGATACCGCCCGCGAACACCGGCAAGCTCTTGCACAGCTACATTGACGAACGCACGACGGGCTATCTAGTTGACTATACGGGCAAGGCATCCATGTACGATGAATTGAGCGCCATACACCTTGAACCCACGGGGTACACGCTTGCTATCGGGCTGAATTACCTCATGTTCATTCAGGGAATGAGAGGGGCTAGACGATGAAATACTATTCGCTTGACGGCATATTGCGCAAGAACGCTGATTACAATATCGTGTTCGGCGAGCGCTCGAACGGCAAGACCTATGCCGCGTTGAAGCACTGCATAGAGCAGTTCTATACCAACGGCGGTGAGTTCGCTTACATCCGCCGTTGGAAAGAGGACATTCTAGGCAAGAGGGCGGCTAACATCTTTGCCGCGCTCGAAAGCAACGACGATATTAGCAAGCTCACCAACGGCGAGTACACGCGCGTGAAGTATTACAACGGCGTGTTCTACCTTGCCAATTGGGACGAAAACACGCAAAAGCTGGTAGCCGATAGCCGACCGTGCGGGTACACGTTCGCGCTTTCAGATAGCGAACACAACAAGTCTGTTTCGTACCCGAACGTTACCAACGTCGTGTTTGACGAATTTCTGACCCGCCGTTACTACCTTGTTGATGAATTTGTCACGTTTATGAACGTGCTTTCAACAATCATTCGTCAACGCGACAATGTGAAAATCTTCATGCTTGGCAACACGGTGAACAAGTATTGCCCGTACTTTGCCGAGATGGGATTGCGCCACGTCAAGGACATGAAGCAAGGTTCTATCGACGTATACAAATACGGCAAGAGCGGCCTTACCGTTGCCGTTGAGTACGCGGGCGCTTCAAGCGAAAAGGGCAAGCGCAGGGGCAAGAAGTCTGATAAGTATTTCGCTTTCGACAACAAGAACCTTGAAATGATTACGCAAGGCAAGTGGGAACTTGCGCTTTATCCCCATCTACCAGAGCGCTACAAGCGTAGCCAAGTGCTGTTCACGTACTTCATCGACTTTCAGGGCGATTTGCTGCAATGCGAGATTGTGCAGACTGACAACGGGTTGTTCACCTACGTTCACGAAAAGACAACGCCGTTGCAAGACCCAAAGAACGACATTGTGTTCAGTGATAGGCACGAGATTGGCGCTAACTACTATCGGCGCTTGCTGCACCCCCGCGACGAATTGAGCAAAAAGATTGGCCTGTTCTACGCTACTGAAAAGGTGTTCTTTCAGAACAACGATTGTGGCGAAATAGTTCGCAATTATATCAGAACAACGGAAACAAGTCAATTCGCAAGTTGACCTAACCTAGCGTGCCGGTTATAATATGTGGTATGGATAACCGGCACGCTATCAGAAAGGTTTTAGTTATGGACTCAATCGTAACGGCAATTACTAACGTTGGGTTCCCTATCGTCATGGTTCTGTTGATGTGGTATCTGTTCATTCACTTCTACGATTCCATGCGTGAAGAGCTTGACAAGCTGCGCAATACCATCGACTCGAACACTAGAGCGGTCAACGAGCTTTGCACGCACCTTGAAGGTGAGAACGACGCGGACGCAACGGGGGTGCTGAACAATGAGTGATTTCAGCTATTCGGCTCTAGACAAACACCTGCACGACAAGGACACGTTCACGCGCGATTTTATGACCCGCCTACTGAACATGACCGATTCGATGTTCGTTTACACCGGACTGCCTGAAACCGTGCCGTCTAGTCAACTAGAAAGGCAACTAAAGGTCAACGGTTCGGTTGGGTTCTTCAAGCACAACGGCGATATTTACGCGCTTTCGGGTAGCCCCGTCAATCGCGGCACGTACAACGAGCCGATAGATTACCAGATTTCAAACACCTACCTGAACTTTAGCGACGTACTCACCGTTGGCGATAACGTCGCAATCGTGAACAACGATAGTGGCGCGGCTGGTCTTATCCCAATCGTTGCCAAGTACGCTGTTGCCATTTGCGACACTGAAATTTCTCTTGATACCGTCGCCATTCTCTCACGTATCACAATGCTTATCAGTGCCCCCGACGATAAGACAAAGGCGGCGGCTGATGTGTTCCTCAAGAAGGTTTTCGACGGCGAGTTTTCAATCATTGGCGATAACGCGTTCTTTAGCGGTGTGAAGCTATCAACACCGTCAACGCAGAGCGCTACCCGTATCAGTGACATTGTTTCGTTGCTGCAATACTACAAGGCTTCTATGTTCAACGAGCTTGGATTGCAGAGCAATTGGAACACCAAGCGCGAGAACCTTAACGCGGATGAAGTGGGTATGAACGTTGATGTTCTGTTGCCGTTGGCTGACAACATGCTTAAAGAGCGTCAAGAGGGCGTTAGCCGTGTCAATGATTTGTTTGGCACTGACATTAGCGTTGATTTCGGTAGCGCTTGGGAAACCCTGCAAGAGCAGAGCGACACAGAAACGGACATTGCCGAGAGCTTGCAGATTGTGACGGTTGACCCGACCCCCGACGATGTTTCACGTGAAACGCCTGAACCAGAGCCAACGCCCGACCCTGACCCCGACGATGTTTCACGTGAAACGCCTGAACCAGAGCCAACGCCCGACCCTGACCCCGACGATGTTTCACGTGAAACCACCGACCCCGATAGCGACACAGACCCCAACCCCGACGATGAAACGGACGGCAAAGACGATGAACAGCGTTAAGGACGTTTATACGCTTGACAACGGCGTGTTCGCAGACCTGCAAAAGGCGAGCGGCGAGAAGTACACGGCTGTTTTCGGTGACGTTCCGGCTACCGTCCTTGATTTCGAGTTCTACAAGATGGCGGCGGATAAGCCCATCACCTTTGAAGCCGAGCACCGCGACGTTGTGGCGGCTGGTATCTGGTACCGCTTCTATTCGACGTGGGTAACGCTCACCGGCACAGACATTGAGCTTGCCAACAACATGGATTACACCGTAACAACCGAGGGCACCAACAAGCAAGTTGAAGAGCGGCTTAGCACACAAAACACCGATTCGGATAGCTACGGTTTCGGTAGCGACCAACCTACCAACGATAAGGACACAGAGCAGACCACCAACAGCAACGGCACGATTGACACGACAAACAACAATGTGGTAACATATAGGGGTAGAAACGGGGGTGATAGGATAGGCGATTACAAAGCCCTTTACAATTTCCAACACGCAACTATCAACAACATCATGGGCGATGTAATTGAGTATGTTACCGTCCCTATCTATCAATAATCTAGTTGACTAGAAAGAGGTATGACAATGCAGGTTAAGCAGATTCACGAGCTTATTAACAACGTCACTACCGAGGTTATCGGTGAGAGCGCCGTTGTCAATGAGGATTTCAGCAATCTTGTTGACATGGGCAAGGCAGTGTTTCAGGCGGACGCGGTAGACAACTACGTTGCCAAGCTGGTTGACCGTATCGGCAAGGTGGTCTTTGTTGACCGCCCCTATAGCGGTTCGGTGCCGTCTATCTTCATGGATTCGTTCGAGTACGGCGCTGTAGTTGAGAAGATTGCAGCCGACATGCCAGAAGCGGTTGAGAACAAGAGTTGGGAGCTTCAGAACGGCCAGAGCTACGACCCCAACGTATTCTACAAGCCCGCCGTTTCGGCTAAGTTCTTCAACAGCAAGACCACGTTCGAGATTGACCTCTCGTTTACGCAAAAGCAGGTCAAGGAATCGTTTGCGGGCATCAACGAGCTGAACGCGTTCCTTACGATGCTCTACAACGCCGTTGCCAAGAGCATGACGGTAAAGACCGATTCGCTCATCATGCGCACTATCAATAACCTGACCGCCACGACCCTTGCCGACGCTTACCCTGAAGGCGGCTCTGCCGGTTACGGCACGGTGGGCAACACCCGCGCCGTCAACCTGCTTGCGCTCTACAACGCCAAGTTCCCCAATGCCACCGTCAAGGCGGCGGAGGCACTCACCAACCCCGACTTCATCCGCTTTGCTTCTATGCAGATGGGTCTTTACACAGACCGCCTTTCCCGCATGAGCACGCTTTTCAACATAGGCGGCGCTGCACGCTTCACCCCCGCCGACATGCTGCATATCGTGATGCTCACCGACTTCAAGGCGGCGGCGAACGCCTATCTTCAGTCTGACACGTTCCACAACGAGTTTACGGCGCTCCCCGCTGCTGAGACGGTGCCATATTGGCAGGGTTCCGGTACCGACTACGGGTTTGATTCGGTTTCTGCTATCAACGTCAAGACGGCGGGCGGCAAGACCGTTAGCACTAATGGTATTCTTGCCGTCATGTTCGATAGCGACGCGTGCGGCGTGTGCAACACAGACAAGCGCGTTACTACGAACTTCAACCCCAAGGCAGAGTTCTATACGAATTTCTACAAGTTCGATGCTAGCTACTTCAACGACGAAAACGAGAACTTCGTCGTGTTCTTCATCGCGGATGCCGCCGCTTAATCGCCTTTGGTGAGGTTGGGGCGGGGTGTGAAAGCCTCGCCCCTTTTCTGTTAGGGGTTTACATGGACATTGAGTTTTACACGTGCGCAGACCCGCCCAACAAGCTAGAGAAGAACCCTACGGCTACCGTGACGCTGCAAGGCGAGTTCAACGCCAACGTTGACATTGTGGAGCCTACAATCAAGGTTTCGGGCAAGTACGACTTTGCGAGCAACTACGCCCACATACCGGCGTTCAATCGCTGGTATTTCGTTGAGGGCGTGGAGGTGGTCAACAACAAGCAGTACATTGTTTCACTTTCGGTTGACACGTTGCAGAGCTTCAAAGAGTATCTTACCCCCGATAACGTGAAGTGCTATGACGGCTATACCCGCGTTGACGGCGATACAGAGCCGTTTGCAGAGCAGCACATTATCTTTACCGCCATTGAAGGGTGATGTGATATGGCGAACTTCTATCTTATCGGCGCACCTATCAACGCTACAAGTCTTAACAACACCTACCTTTCAAAGTACGTTAGGGCGTTTGGCCCAATAAACGATTCGTATGCTTCAAACCTTGGCATTAATAGCGACATGTACAGCGGTGACGCTATCCTTTCATACCAGCGCAAGGGAAACGACCCCACGAAGTTCACCCAATTTTCATTGTCCCCGTATGACAGTGGCGGCTATGTGCGGTTCGGGTTCAACAACGCAACGCCCCAAATCGGTTGCCAATACACGTTCTACAGAGACGAGGGCAACTCTAAACCGTCTCTCATGGGTCTTGGAACGACCCCGACGCAATGCCCCGCTATCGTGCTTGACCTTGCCAAGCTCTACGGTAAGAGCAGCGTTACAGACGCTACGCTAGAGAGTAGCAAGACGATTGTTGACCGTATTCGTGAGGTGTTGGGTTCCAAAGACCCCGCGACGCTTGTTGAATCGGGCATCGTGATACCATCAACGGTTCAATACTTCACCGAGAAGCAAGGAACGTTCCCCACCGAGTACGGTAAATATACATGGGGGCTTTGTTCTGACGATTGGGACATTACCGACACGGCGCATTGTGATGCCACGTTCGGCACGTCGCTTGCCGCCACGCAAACGGATTGCTACGCGGTTGTTGCCAACGACCTTGCGCTTTACTACTGGTATGTGGGCGTTGCCCCTACCAAGCCCGCACACCTTTCGTTTGACGTTTCGCAGGTTCCTACCGGTCTTAACGTGTCTAGTCAACTAGACCTTGAAGCGGGCGCGGACATTGACGAAATCACGAAAGAGAACAGCGACATAACGTTCACGCTAGATAAAGAGCACTACGATTACACTGGCGAAACCGAGTTCAGCACCAATAACCGTGACTGGTATTCGATTCAAGACACGATGTTTCCCGGTGAGTACTCCCAAAAGGGTACGGACATTGCGTTTAACGTTTCTGATTACGTGAAAGCCCACCAAGTCAACGCAGACACTACGTTTTATTTTCGTGGGTACGTCAAGCAGAAGGACACGCCACAGCCGACCCCGAGCGCAACGACCAATAGCATATTCGAGATTACCGAGCAGGACTTGCACGACCTGCGCGGCATCGTCATTGCGCACATCTCGCAAGGTGAAGTTGAGTACACCGATTTGAGCGCCTACGTTGTCGCTTGCTTCACCATGTACGGCACGTTGCCCGAAACCACGCCCAAGATTATCTATCTTGGCAACACGAGCACGAACGTTGAAGGCGAGTTCATCGACGGCGAGACGCTGCACGTTGATTGCGGGTCAATCGACCTCACCGGCGTTGACGCGCAGACCGCCGATGTTGACGTTTGGTTGCCGTTCGATGGGTTTATGAGCGTGAAGAACTGCATCGGTCACACCGTCTCAATCACGTATGACATGCACCTATCGAACGGTGAGGGTATGTACATCGTGAGCGTTGACGGCGTGCCGGTTGATAGCAAGGCCGTTAAGAACGGTTTCGAGTTGCCGTTGCGTATCACGGCGGCGAACGTTCAGGCTCAAAGCTCTAACCCGCTTGACCTTGCAGAGCGCAAGCCCTTTGCGACGGTTCAGGCGGCTACGGCGTGGGTGAAAGGGGGCAAGCATGACGCGGTATCGGTTAGCGGCGTGCCTTGCACGTCGCGCGAACGTGATATGTTGGAGATAATTATCAAAGATGGGGTGATTGCATGAACGGCATAGACGTTTCTGGTTGGCAAAAGGGTATCAACATCGACGCGGTACCCGCCGATTTCGTTATCACAAAGGCAACGCAGGGCAAGAGCTATGTAAACCCTGATTGTGATGGGGTTGTTCAGGCTTGCAAGCGCCTTGGCAAGTGTTGGGGCTTCTATCACTACATTGACGGTTCGGGTGTTGAGGGTGAAGCACAGTTCTTTGTCAACAACTGCCGTAACTATTTCGGTGAGGGCGTGCCGTGCCTTGATTGGGAATCGACACAGAACAGCGCGTGGGGCAACAACGACTATCTTCAAAGGCTGACCGCCCGCGTGATTGAGCTTACCGGCGTGCCGCCCCTTATCTATGCGAGCGCGAGCGTGTACCCGTGGACGATTGCCAAGGCTAACAATTGCGGGGCTTGGGTCGCGCAGTACGCCGACAACGACGCAACTGGCTATCAGAGCAAGCCTTGGAACGAGGGCGCTTACACGTGCGTGATTCGCCAATACTCTAGCAACGGGCGGCTTAGCGGCTACAACGGTGCCCTAGACCTCAACAAGGCGTATATCACGCCAGAGCAGTGGGGCAAGTACGCCAACCCCAAGGGCGGCGGTAACGGCGGCTCTAGCGCCCCTACAGCGCCCGCTATAGACCTTGATACCGTTGCTATAGACGTTATCAAAGGCAAGTACGGCAACGGCGATGCACGCAAGAAGGCACTCGGGGCTAACTACAGCAGGGTACAGCAGCGCGTCAACGAGCTTATGAAGATGTCTAACAAGGTGATAAGGGGTGACTATGGCAACGGTGCTGCAAGGCGTAACGCTCTCGGTTCTGATTATGCAGCTGTTCAGAGCGTCGTCAACTATCTTATGTAGATAGAACAACAGTTCGATTCACCTTGGTTCAACTATCTTATGTAGATAGAACAACAGTTCGATTCACCTTGGTTCAACTTGGTTCAAGCCGGTTCAGACACGGTTCAATTTGAAGCG